CTAGAAGGTATGGTGGACTGTGTTTGCCAATGCAGGAAGCATTATCTGCAGGAATGCCAGTGATTATGACTAATATATCCCCAAACAATGCTAAGCTTCCTTCTGAATGGCTTGTTAATGCTACAAGGCAGGGAGAATTTGAATTCCACGCAAAAGTAGATGTATATGAAGCAGATGTGCAAGATTTGATTAGAGTTATAAATCAATTTGAAAATCCTGAATTCATGAAGACAGCGAACTCAAATGCAGATTCTATTGCTGAGATGTACTCATGGAAAAATCAAAGAGAAAACTATTATAAATTCTTCGATGATATAAAATGAAACCAGAGAACAAAAAGAAAATAGCATATATAGGTAGCCTGAAATCGTTCTTTGATCAGATGCTGCATAGAAAAGGCGGGAAGGAAATAAAATATCTCTGTGTTGAGAATATGCGAGATACAGATGGAAGAAGATTCGATGATTACATTATTGGAAATGAAGCCTACAAATTGCCAGAATATACTAATATACTAAATGCGGTACAATCTAAATTAAGAAAATAAACAAATGAAAACAACTATACTCTTGCCAATTTCAAGGGCTAAGAATATCGAAATTATGATGCATCAAATTTCAGTAATGAATATGATGGGTTGTGATGTTGATATTCTAGTTATTGCTGATAGTCCACTGGTGAACGAATCAAATATTGCAGAAGCAATAAAAGAACATTCTGTGAATAGTAAATACAAGCTAATAGGTGTTATTAAAACAGATTTACCACCAGTCTCAGAAAACAATATTGCACAACGCAGGAGAAGAATCGCTGATGTCTTTAATTTAGCAAAGAAGCATATTCCCGAGGATAGTGATCTTGTATTTTGTATTGAAGATGATACTTTAACTAATTACGATGATTTTGCTAATCTATTTGCATCCTACAACACATTCAAATCAGTAAAGAACTCAGGGATTAAGGTAGGAATCGTATCTGGTGTTCAAGTAGGTAGATGGGGGTATCGAATGATAGGAGCTTGGATTGCTAATGATGGGAAGTGGGCTCCAAAGACCGAAGAAATAAAATCGCTTGAAACGATTCCATATGTATCAAATCAAATGTACTCCAGAGTAGATGCTACGGGATTCTATTGTTTCATTGTTGAAAGAGAAGCATTTGTGAGTTCTGAATTTTATGCTAGTGACTTCGGTCCAGATGTGAACTTTGGGTTAGATTTAAGGAGAAAGGGATATGTGCATTTTGTTGATTGGTCTGTAAGGGTTGGACATATGATTCCTACAGGTACATTATATCCAGAAAAAGATACGACAGTTGTGGTAAGATATGAATATGAAGACGGGAAGTGCAAACGAGTTGCACCATAAGATTACTGCTCTTTATAACCTACATGGAGGAAGCAATGAAACTGCTGCCGAAGAAGGAGGATCGAAACATAGACTACAGATACCTTACTGAATTGAATAACTATTCGAAGCTCAAACCAGAGATACTAGACATAGCTATCAATGGAATACCATTCAGGGGGAAAAGATATCCGTTATGCTATGTATTTTGGGGGAAGGTAAGATGGAGAACTATCTATATAACCTTAACCAAAGAGGTAGGAACATTAGTCGGTGAGAATATCATTGAACTACCTAGAACCAAGATTCAAAGGGGCGTTGTTTTGCTCAAGGATGAAAGAGTAACTGATTTAAGTTATTCAGTCATTCGATTCATGTAGCTGTACGAGGGGGATGTATAAGTCTGAAGTCTAAACTTCGCCGAATTGATACACCCCCTCTAGCACTACTTTATTTTTGAATGTAGTGGGGATGTAGTAGGGGAGTGCCCTATTCTACCCTACTCTTTTTGATATATGTCAGATACCCTAATAAATCCGAAAAAACCAAGAGAATACAGATTGTATCTAATATGGAAATCACTCCCTAGCACGATGAAGCGTCTAGGTCGAACTTATGCGGAAGAACTAGGCATAGATGATGAAGAGCTTCTCGAATTGATAGAGATAAAAACCCAAGGACAATTTGCAGAGAAATTCGGGATATCTCCATCTACACTAAGTGAGGAGTGGAATGTGAAGAAACCACCTGTTGAATACGAGGATATTGACTGGAGAACATGGGCAAAGAAGTTAACTAAGAATGTAATGCAATGTTTACTAGATGGTATTGTAAAGGATCAAGATGCACCTAGAATAAAACTATGGCTCCAAGCAGTAGATAATTTTGTAGAGGAATCTAAAGTAACTAATGACATAGGAACCGAAACACTAAAGAATGTTAGAAGTTTAGTTGAATCATTAAATCATGGAAATAATACAAAAGAAAACAACGGAAGCGATTCAGGAGATGGTACACAACCAAGCACAGGAGAGGACAGTAGCCAAGGAGCTGTGTAGGTTGTTCTTCAAAGATGATGATGGAGAACCATTCGACCTTAAAGATGGTCAGGCTGATATCTTCAACACAATTCTATTGAAGCGATATCAAAGGAATCAGATTATCACTCCATCACAGTATGGAAAATCTGAAGTTGTCGCAATGGCAATAGACCTAAGGTCAATCACATTCAAAGAACCCTGGACCATAGTCGCAGGACAGCAGAAAAAAACAGATATCATTATGAGTAAGGCAATAAGGCATATCTTCGATCATCCATCGCTTGAAAGACAAATAGATCCACTTTCAGTTCCTAAACTTGAGCGATTGAAGCATGAGAAAAGCCAGGATAGAATCACCTGGTTGGATGGTGGAGAAATAAAGACATTAACCGCATCGTCCCAAAACAGAAAGAGAGTTAAGGAAGTTGTAACTGGTGAAGGAGCTAGGAATGTTGTAGAAGATGAAGCTTCACTAATACCAGATGACTTACAGGCTATGATCATGAGAATGTTAGGTGGTCATCCAGATTCATTTTTATTGAAGATTGGAAACCCATTCTTTAGAAACCACTTCATGAAGACATGGCAATCAATAAGGTATAACAAGATATTCATTGATTATAACCAAGCACTTAAAGAAGGAAGATTCACACTTGACTTTATTGAAGAGATGAAAGAGATGCCGTTTTTCGATGTACTGTATGAATGTAAATTCCCTGAGAGTGATGATTTAGTAACCAACGGATTCAGAAAACTAATAAGCGATAAGTTACTAGAAAGTTCATTTATTACCGAGCAGGAATACCAGGATATATATTGCACCAAAGAAATCAAAGATGATGACGGCAATGTGATCAAGAAAATACCTGAAGGATTTCCAAGGCTTGGTGTGGATATTGCAGGTGGTGGAAGCGATAGAAGTGTATTCACAATTAGATATCCAAAAGTGATGAGGTTACTAGCAGAAAACAAAATAGCAGATACCATGCAGCAAGTACCTATTGTGGAAAATTATATGGACCTATACAATATAGAGAACGAAGATGTTTCTATTGACTGTGGTGGTTTAGGTCAGGGTGTTGGAGATAGACTAACGGAAAGAGATAGGGATATTAACAAAGTAATGTTTGGATCATCAGCACCTAAAGGGGAAACAGATAGATACTTGAATATGAGAGCATATATGTATTATCAATTGTACCTATGGCTTAAGAATGGTGGAAAGATTGTTAAAGATGATAGATTTTACGAACTGCTAGTGATAAACTATAAAGAGAATAGTGAGAAGAAGTTCCAGATACAACCAAAAGAAGAACTTAAAAAACTAATGAAGGAACTTGGAATAGATGTTACATCACCTGATGCCGCTGATTCTGCAGCATTAACATTTGCAGATCCTAAGGAATCAGTTGAGGAAGATGACTTTGAAATTATTTAGTAAGCAAAAATATGAATATACTACAAAAAGCCCTGAGTGGTATCGCAAAAGCATTTGATACCTCTGTAGATAGTTTTTCAACATGGATTAGTACGGTAAATGGGAAGATATCGAAGTTCAAGTTATTGAAGCTGTATAAGAATCTTGTATACTCTTGCGTTTCAGTAATTGCAACCGATGTCGCAAAGTATGAACCCCTATTCTATCGAAAAAATCCAAAAGGAGAAAAAGTATACATAGATCATGGGTTCAAGACGGTAATGGAGAACCCAAATCCAGATATGAGCCAGTACGACCTCATGGAAGCCACACAATCATATCTAGAGCTAACAGGAGATTCATATTGGTATTTAGCTGTTGGAGAACTATCACACAAGCCCAAGGAGATATACATGATGCGACCTGATCTAGTAGATACTGCCAAGGATAAGAATGGTAAAACAATTGGCTATGTATTCAACAAGTCATCGGAAGTGAAAGTACCTCTCGAACTATACGAGGTCATTCATTTCAAGACATTCAATCCAATAGACCCCGATCATGGGCTTAGTGCTGTAGAAGCAGGATTGCTTTATGTTCAAACTGAAAATAGTACATCTGAATTCCAGAAGAACTTCATGGAGAACCAGGCTTCACCAAGTGGTGTTCTATCTCTAAACGGTAAGATTGGAAAAGAAACATTCAATAAAATCAAAAAGCAATGGCGTGAAGCAAACTCAGGTCTTCAGAATGTAGGAAAGACACTAATCATCAGAAATACAGATGCATCATTCCAGAAGGTTGGTCTATCAATAGCTGATATTGATATGGCAAGTCTAAAAGGTATTACAGATTCAAGAGTTAGAGGAATATTCAAGGTTCCCAAGGCTTTACTTGGAGACGCTGATTCATCTGGTCTTGGTAGGTCCAATGTTGAAGCTTTAGAATACAATTTTGCAAAGAGAGTAACAGATCCTAAACAAATCAAGCTAGATGATGCCATTAGATTAGCTATTAGAAGAATTTACAATGATAAAACCGTTTATGTAGAGCATGTATCTCAAGTTCCTCAAGATGATGCAAAGAAACTGCAATATCAACAGGCTGCAGTAAATAAATGGAAGACAATCAACGAAGTTAGAGCTATGGACGGCGATAAGCCTGTAAAAGGTGGAGATAGTTTATATGTTCCTTTCAGTGATATTGCTATAGATGAGCCACCTGCAGCTAGTAACGAAACACAACCTCAAAAGATTGTTATTAGAATGGACACAGATAAGAAGCAATCTGAAGAATGTGAATGTGGACATGTGCATAACTCTGTGGATAATAAAAAAAAAATAAAGAAAGCAGATGATGGAACGGTTAGATATGTAAATATCCTCGAGAAACTAAGATTGAGATTGATATCGCCATATAAAAAGACTTTAGCACCATATTTAGATGATCAGAAGAAGCGTGTAATAGAACTACTGCAATCTGCGACTGGTGGAAAGTCTGTATTGCCTAAAGATACTGTTAATAAGTTCATAGATCAGCTTGTTGATGAGGTTAATGACAAAGGAGATATTGAATTGCTTCTTGAGAAATTAGTCGCCCTACTCTTTGGTGCTTACGAAAAGTCTGGTGTAAAAGGTGTCGAATTCCTAGGAAAGCCCGATGTGAAATTCGTATCTGATCAAGCAGCACGAGATTATATATTCGCATCTACAGAGAGACAACTCAAATCTTTTGATGAACAAACTGCAATCAAAATTCAACAGCAAATGGCTCAGGGATTGGCTGCAGGTGAAGATACAGAACAACTAACAAAGCGAATCGAAAGTATATACGAGGATGCTAAAGGTTTCAGAGCAAAAAGAATTGCTGAAACAGAATCTCATAAAGCAGTGAACTATGGATCAGCACAATCATATATCCAATCTGGCGTGAGAAAGATGAAATGGTATGCATTCGATAGTGCTTGTGATTTCTGTAAGGCTATGGCAGGGACCATAGTCGAGATAGGAAAGCCTTTCATTCCTAAAGGAGGAAGTGTATCATTAAGTGATGGGAGTGAGTTCATAGCGGACTATGAAGATGTAAGCTATGGAGACTTGCATCCAAATTGTAACTGTAAATTATTACCTGCTTAAAATGAAATCTGTTTACTGCCCAATTTGCAAAAGACTATTATTCAAAGCAGAACTGGCTAATCTGGAAGTGAAATGTGGCTCATGTAAAAGGGTTGTACGGGTTCGTTTCTACACACAAGAATCACTTTCATTGACACCAGAAAAGGAAGAAGATAACATTAAAGTAGTTGAGGAAAAAAGGGAGATTTCTCCTTCAAAATAATTTTTAAGATTAAAAAAGTGAAAAAGAAGACTAATGTTACAATCAAACTAACGAGTTCATTCACAGTTTCGGCTGTTCCTGAACTTGAGAAAAGTGTTGCAGATCTTGTTAAATCAGCAGATGTAACAGTACAAAAAGGATTATCATATGGAGAGGTAGAAGTCATTGTGAGTAACTCAGGTCTTGATAGACATGGAGAACAAATCATAATGGAAGGGATTGATATATCACAAATTAAAAGAAATCCTGTTGTGCTTTGGGCTCATGAATATTCTGGTCTTCCAATTGGTCAGATTGTGAAGTTATGGAAATCAAACGGAAATCTAATGGCAAGATTAAAGCTAGACTATGATATCTATGATTTCGCTGATACTGTTTACAAGATGATATTAAGAGGAACAATCAGTGCTGTATCAATTGGTGGTATGGTGAAGGAATGGAATGAAGATTACACGATAATCAAGAAGATGGAAATGCTCGAATTAAGTGTTGTTCCTGTAGGTGCACATCCTGATGCATTGGTTACTGCTAAATCTCTAGGAATCAGGTTTGAAGACTTCCAGAAGCAGTATGATACCTTTGTGCACAAATCCCTTATTGACAAATTCAAGAATATGCCCGAGAATGAAATACAGAATCATATTGGAAGCTTAAAAGCTCTGCTTTCAGCTTTGGAAGATTCCCCAAAGGAAGTCTCCACCAAAGAGAATGATAAACAAGAACCCATAGAGGTCAAACAAAAACAAATCATCGTTATAAAAATTGCTGAGAAAAACGGTGGTGAGCTTGAGTAATCAGCTAATACTTAATTAAATATATATAAAAATGGACCCTAAAGAAATTACAATAGAAGAGAATGCATTAAAAGCAATCTCTGGTGCAGTTGTTGAAGCATTAACTCCAGTAATAACGGAGAATATCAATACAGCTGTTGATAAGAAAATGGAAGAAGTTGAGAAAACTGTAAACAAAGCAGTAAAGAGCGATGATCCTGAGAATAAGATTAGTGATAATCCTATTGCTGATGAAGCTAAGGAATTGAGATTGATGAAAGCTGCAATGGCTTTGGTCAATGGTAACAAATCCTTACTTAAGGAATATAATGACTTTGTAATCGGAAAAGCAGGATATGCAAATACAGAAGTCAATGGTGATGGTGGGTACATTGTAATGGATCCTGAATTTGAAGCAGATGTTGAGAAACTTTCTGCAATGTATGGTGTCGCATTCACAGATGCAGATGTAAGATCTACAACTAGAAATGCAATCAAAACCAACAAGAGAGGTAGCAATGTCGTTATGTATGAGACTAACCAGGGTGCTAAGAAAACTGGTACAAAGCTTGTCATACAACAGGTATTGGTTGAATTAAGAAAGTTTGCTGCTATTGCAGTAGCAACTGATGAATTGGTTGAAGATGCAGCTATAGATTTCTGGGCAGATGTAGCTGATGGATTTGCAGAGGAAAGAGCAAGAATCGCTGATGAACTAGTATTCACAGATGATGATGCTACATATCCTGGAATCCTTCATACAGATGGCGTTGCAGTTGAAACAGTTGGTGCAAGTATCACCTCAATCGTATGGGATGATCTTCTAAACGCTGAGGTAGCAGTACCAACCAGATCTATGAAGAATGGTAAGCACTACATGCATAGAACTGTATGGAATGTCGTTAGAAAGAGCAAAGATTCTGAAGGTAGATACCAGTTGGTACCTGCAGCAGGAACTCAAACTCCATGGGGAACACCTGTTGAGTTAGTTGATGTTCTTCCTGATGTTCATATGGTAGGAGATGGAAACGAAGGATACGCAGTATTCGGAGATTTGAAGAGAGTAAGACTATATGTGAAGAAAGGTCTTGTTCTTACACCTTCAACCGATGCAACAGTAGTTGATGCAGATGGTACAACAGTTGATCTATATGCACAGGATATGACAGCTCTCAGAGCAGTCTGTAGAATGGTAGCAATGATCAAGTTCCCTGAAGCATTCTGTGTAATTGGAACTGGAACAGTAAGCTAAACCTTAACTGTAGATAAATACCGAAGGGAGCTTGAAATATAGCTCCCTTTTGTTATACATTGCACACCTGTTCTATTTTGCATATAATGAAATATGATTCAAAAAGCTAAATCTTGGGTACAAAAAGATATCTCTAGGGAAGACACAATAAACCAAGCTATTCTTGAACCTGAGCTAACAAGATCAGGTATAAAGAAGATTGGTGTTATTAAGAACAGAAAGAAAGTTACTGTTCTTGATTTCCAGGCTCCTAAAGATGAAAATGACACCAAGGAAAAATCTAAAAAATAAAGTGATAATATAAATATATGGAATATACATCACAAGCCCTAATCGAAGCATTCTTAGGTAGGTCATTATCAGCGAATGAGATAGTAATACTACCATACGCAGCAGAAGCTGCTGAGGGTTATATCAACGATCAAATACATACCTCCTTTGGTGATTCAACTGCTCCAAGCACCAGATATTATGATGGAGGAAGCAGAATTCTAGAGATAGATCCATGTACTGATATCACAAAAGTCGAATTGATTGATGTAGATGAAACTTCATTGCATGAATTTACCAAGGATGAGGACTATGAAGCACGACCACGAAACGAATCTCTGAAGACATGGATAGAAAAGAGAGTTGGAAAATTCAGAAGAGGAGTTGCTAATGTAGCTGTTAGTGCTACATTCTCAAGAGGTTCATCAGTACCTAAGGATATCGCATGGTTAGCGACATTCTTAACTGCAAGATTGTTTGGAAAAGATATTAAAGAAGGAATGAAGTCGGAATCAATAGAAGGATACAGTAGGCAGTTCACAGATATCGTGAAGAATGATTCACAGGCTCAACTAGTTCTTAATAAATATATTCAAGATGAAGTTTTAATATAATGTTAGAAGAATATTTAGTAGATGAATGTAAACTAGTCTCACCTACTCGAAACGAGTATG